CGTCTGGAGGGATATGGCCGCCACCTACGGCCGAAAGTACATGACCCGCGACGAGCTGAAGCCCTACAAGGTGCCGGTCGTGGCCGGCTTCGTGAAGTTCCTCGACAAGCTGCCGCCGGAGGCCATCACCGTGAAAGACCTGAGCCCCGAGGAGCTCGAGCGCCTGAAGCAGATGATCCGAGAGCAGCCGAGCACCATCATCGTCGGGGAGGTGCAGCCATGATCCCGCTCCCTGACAAGAAGTACAGCATCATCTACGCCGACCCGCCGTGGGGCTACCAGAACAGGGGCACCCGGGCGGCCGCCTCGAAGCACTACGGCACCATGACCGTCGAAGAGCTCAAGAAAATGGACGTCGGAGCTGCGGGGGGGGGGTATTGCTAACAGCGACTGCGCCCTCTTTATGTGGGCGACCTTCCCCATGCTGCGCGAAGCCCTCGAGGTAATCGAGGCGTGGGGCTTCACCTACAAGACCGTCGCCTTCAACTGGGTAAAGCAGAACAAAACCGGCGCCGGCCTGTTTTGGGGCCTCGGCAACTGGACGCGCAGCAACTCGGAGATCTGCCTGCTCGCCGTGAAGGGCAAGCCGAAGCGCATGAGCGCCAGCGTGCACAGCGTCATCCTCTCGCCCGTCCAGCAGCACAGCCGCAAGCCGGCAGAGACCCGCGACAGGATCGTCGAGCTGATGGGCGACTTGCCACGGATCGAGCTTTTCGCCAGAGAGGCGGCTCCCGGATGGGACGCATGGGGAAATGAGGCCCCAACACCCGGTGCAAGAAAGGAGGAAACCGATGGACAGAACAACCAGAGAGACCCGGCGCCAAAGCTATGACGCTGTGCTCCCCAAGAGGGAGAAACGCTGCCGGCTGATCCTCGAGACCCTCGGGGCCCGGGAAATGACCGCCAGCGAGATCACCGAGGAGCTCGTCGCCGCCGGCGAGATCCCGTACTTCAACCGCAACTATGTGGCCCCACGCCTCACCGAGATGAAGCAGATGGGGATCCTCAAGACGGTCGGCCGCAGGAAGGCCACCCGCTCGGACGCCACCGAGGCCGTGTGGGCCCGGGTACATACCGCAGCAGCAAACCAGACCGCGGCCGCGCCGGCCGACAATCCCGCCACCGGGCCGGAGCAGATGACGCTCCTCGGCCCCGGGGCCTGACAGAAAGGAGAGCAACCCCATGAACGAAAACCGCGACAGCATCATGCGCATGGCCCGCGGCGCCTTCGAGGAGCGCGTCGACTATGAGATGGACAAGGTGATCCAGAACATTCTCGACCCCAACACCAAGGCCACCGCTAAGCGAAAGATCACCCTCACCATCGAGCTGACGCCCGACGACGAGCGCCGGAAGATCCAAGTCTCGGTGACGGCCAAGAGCACCCTCGCCGCCACCAACCCGGTCGCCACCTCGCTCTATGTCACCGGCGACGGCAACGGCGAGCTCGTCGTGGCCGAGATGGTGCCGCAGGTGCCCGGGCAGATGAACATGGACGGCACGCAGCAGGAAGCCCCGAAGCTGCTCAAGCTCGTCACCCACGCATAAGCGCATAAATATTCATTCACAAGGAGGACAACACCATGCTCGCCCAAATGATCGACAAAATCGTCAGCCTGAAGGAGACCAAGACCTTCGAGATCGGCGGCCAGACCTACACGGACGGCCACCTCACCCGGATCCCGCCCCACGTCGACCGGCCCGAGGCCATCAGCGTCAGCGGCCTCGACGGCGTCTGCAAGCTGATCCGCACCGAGCTGGAGAAGGTCGGCACGACCATCATGGTGCAGGTCAAGAGCAACGACACCGTCGAGGTGATGACCACCTACCTGAGCGACTTCTCCCGCAACACGCTCTACCGCGCCAAGGCTGACGCCCCGGGCCTGCGCACCGGCTTCAGAGGACGCGAGGTAGCTCTGATCGAGCTGCGGAGCCTCTGCATCCCCAACGAGGGCACGGCCTACCTGCTCGACCTGCTGAGCCGCATGACCAACGAGAACAGCGTCAGCACCAACGACAACGGCGTCACGCAGACCGTCGAGGCACGTCAGGGCGTCGCCCTCAACGCGCTCGTCGAGATCAAGCCCCGCGTCATGCTGCGGCCGTTCCGCACCTTCCTCGAGGTGGAGCAGCCCGAGAGCGAGTTCCTGCTGCGCGTGGATCCCGACGAGGGGATCGGCTTCTTCGAGGCTGACGGCGGCATCTGGAAGCTCGAGGCCAAGAAGAACATCGCCGACTACTTCCTGAAGAACATGGGCGATCTGATCGACGCCGGCAAGGTCGTCGTCATGCAGTAAATGGAGCGCCGGGCGGGCTCCGGCCCGCTCGGCTTTTCTGAAAGGAGCAGCACCGTGAAAGAATACGAAACCCTCACCCGTGAGAAGGTCGACGTCGTGCCCTTCGGCTGCGGTATGCCGGAGACCCACCTGATGCAGGACTGGAGCGACAGGATGCTCGACCTGATCCTGAACGGGCCCACCATCAACGGCATCAAGAAGGACGAAGTGCGGGCCATGCTGCGTGAGACCTACGCAGCCCTGAAGCAGTACGAGAAGATCGGCCCGATGGCCTCGCCCTTCATCAATGACCCGACGGCCATCGTGGCCCGGGCCTTCTCCGAGCTCTACCCCGGCATCGAGTACGTCGCGCAGTACGTCCCCGACCTGCGGGACGAGACCAACGGCACCGCCTACGGCCTGACCATCTTCCCCGACGACGGCAGCACGCCGATCGTCTGCATCTCGGCCGAGGCGCCTATCAGCGCCGCCCCTGAGCTGCTGGCGCACGAGCTGGCCCACGTCGCCACCCCGGAGGACACGGAGCACGGCGAAAGCTGGAGCGCAGCGTCGGAGGCCATATTCAAGAAGTACAACGAGCTCCTCGACGCCATGATCCCCGACGAGCCTGAGCCCATCCTCTCGCCCCACCAGCCCGGAGACGGCGGGATCCTCACCATGCCGCTGCATGACAATGTCCCGGAGCCTCCGACGGACGACTGGCAGCTCACCACCTGCCCTGTCTGCGGCGCTGAGTGCTGGCAGACAGACACGGCCCGCCGGATCCTTGCACTGGAGCCCGACGTCCGAACCGCCTGCACAGCCTGCGCGCTGAAGGGGCTCGGCAAATAATACTGGAGGTAATACATGAACAACGAAAGAAACAACACGACGGCCGGCGGGATCGGCTTCTGTGGCCTTCTCGCCGTCGCCTTCATCGTCCTGAAGCTCACCGGCGTCATCAACTGGAGCTGGCTGTGGGTACTGGCCCCCATCTGGATCCCGACCGCCATCACCATCGCCGTCATCGTGATCGTGCTCGTGGCCGTACTGGTCAGAGAGCTGACGAAGGGAGGCCGCCCGTGATGACCACGGAGGAGCGCCGGGCCCTGCTGGATCGTGCGATCACGACCTACGGCGCGCCGGCACAAATGGACATGGCCGTCGAGGAGATGGCCGAGCTGACCAAAGCCCTCTGCAAGGTGAAGCGCGTGAGCTGCGCCGCAGAGGCGAAGGCTGTACTCGAGAACGCGGTCGAGGAGATGGCAGACGTCCAGATCATGCTCGACCAGCTCCGCATCATCTTCGGCCGCAGCACCGCCGAGGCTGAGGAGTACAAGCTGGAGCGCCTGAAGAAGCGCCTCGACGCAGCCACAGCAGCGGAGGTATCTCACCGCGGCTGAAAGGAGGAACCACATGGCAAAAGACAAACCGCAGCCGCAGACCGGCCCCGAGATTGAGGAGTACAGCACCACGGCCACGCCGAAGGCATACGCCGGCAGCGTCCCCGTGTTCTGCGCACACGACGCCATCGTCCCGCTGAAGGATCTGCGGCCTAACCCCAAGAACCCCAACCAACACCCGCCGGAGCAGATCAAGCTCCTCGCTTCTATCATCCGGGCGACCGGCTGGCGCGCTCCGATCACCGTCAGCAAGCGCAGCGGGCTCGTCACAAAGGGCCACGGCCGCCTCATGGCCGCGCAGCTCGACGATCTGACCGACGCCCCGGTCGACTATCAGGACTACGCCAGCGAGGCCGAGGAGCTGGCCGATCTGACGGCCGACAACCGCATCGCGGAGCTCGCCACCACCGACAACAAGATGCTCGCCGAGGTTTTCGCCGACATCGACACCGGCGAGATCCCGTTCATGCTCAGCGGCTACACCGAGGACGACTACGGCAACATCGTGACGGCCCTCTCTGAGGCGCTGCACACCAAGGAGCCGAGCAGCGACCCCGACGCCGAGATCCCGACCCCGGCCGCGCCGGTCACGCAGTACGGAGACCTCTGGATCCTCGGCCGGCACCGCGTCCTCTGCGGAGACTGCACCCGGCCGGAGGATCGCGCCCTGCTGCTCGACGGCAACAAGCCCGAGATCCTGCTGACCGACCCGCCCTACTGCTCGGGCGGCAGCAAGGAGTCGCAGAAGTCGACCGGCAGCATCGGCACCGAGCGAAAGAACGGCAAGGCCCCGAAGATCGCCAACGACATCCTCAGCACGCGCGGCTACCAAAACCTGATCCGCGGCGCGCTCACCGACATCCCATGCCTCTACGCCTACATCTTCACCGACTGGCGTATGTGGGTATATCTGTTCGACCTCGTCGAGGCGGCCGGCTTCGGCGTCAAGTCTGAGATCGTATGGGACAAGGGCACGCCGGGCATGGGCGTCGGCTGGCGCTCGCAGCATGAGCTCATTCTGTTCGGCGCCAAGGCTGCCACGCACTTCGACGGCCACAAGGGCTACGGCAACGTCCTGAGCATCTCCCGCTCCGGGAACGAGCTGCACCCAACGCAGAAGCCCGTCGAGCTGCTGGAGAAGCTGGTCGACAACACGGACTTCGCCACGGGCGTCTATGATCCCTTCGGCGGCTCCGGCACGACGCTGGCCGCCTGCGAGGCATACGGGCAGCCCTCCTACATCATGGAGCTGACACCCGCCTTCACGGACGTGATCGTCAAGAGGTACATCAGAATAACAGGAAAGACAACCGTGCGCTGCGTCCGTCAAGGCCGAGAGCTACCGCGCGAGGAGATCGCCGCGATCTTCGAGCCTGACGAGGAAGGAGGTGAGCAGGAGTGACGCCCTGACATAATGAGCGAGAAGCCGATCACACAACGGATCAAGGACAGGCTCGCAGCCTACACCGCCATGCTGAGGGACATCGACAACCAGCTCGAGCGTCTCGACCGCATGGAGATGACGATGGCCTCCCCGCCCGGCCCTGATCTGACAGGTATGCCCCGCGGATCCGGCACACCATCCGACCGCACCGGCATGATGGTGGAGCGGAAAATGGAGCTCGAGGAACAGATCGACCGGCTCAAGGCTGAGGAGAAGCAGGAGCGCAACGCCATCGAGGGCCTGATCCTCCAGCTCTCTGACCCCGACGAGCGTGCCGTCATCCGGCTGCGCTACTTCGACCGGGCCGACTGGGAGAGCACCTGCGGCGTCCTGTTCGGTGATCGGCGGGACTACGTCGACAGAGTGGACGCCTACCAGAACAGGACATACAAGATCCACGGCCGCGCCCTACTCAACCTCGCCGCCGTGCTGGACGAGCTGGAGCCCCTGCCTGAGCTGCGGCAGTAAAACGCAGTAAAAGGAACAAAAGGGAAGTAAAAGGAATTGAAAAGCAGTAGCGACCCGTGCTATTCTATATCCTGCAAAAGACCGCCGGACACACGGGCAACGCCGTGACAATTCCGAGCGGCTGACCAGAGGAAAACCGAATAACAACCGACGGCAAGAGGCCGACGGGCGAACCAACGCCCGCCGGTCTCTTTTTGCGTATAGGAAGGAGGCGACGGCCATGCCGCAGAACAGCATCTCGGCACAGCTCAGCAACCTGCAACAGCTCGTCGCTGACCTCGAGGCAATCGAGAACGGCGGCAAGAAGGCCATCAGCAACACCATCAAGGACGTCAAGGCCAGAGCCCCGGGCTGGATCGCTCAGGAGGTCACGGCCGTCTACAACATCAAGAAGTCGGAGATCACGCCCTCGGGCAGCGGAAAGCCGAAGAAGATGGCCGGCAGCATCCAGATCACCGGCGAGACCATCGAGGAGCTCGCCATCACCTACAAGGGCAGGCTCCTGACCCCCGTGCACTTCGGCATGACGCCGAAGGCCCCACCCCGCGGCAAGAGCTACACGCTGAAGGCGTCGGTGCTCAAGGGACAGAAGAAGGTCATCGGCCGCTACCTGAACACCCGCACCCCGGGCGGCCCGTTCTCACAGCGATCGCACAATATCCTCATGGGGACAGGCAACACCAAGAGCGACGGCACGAGCTGGATCCCATTCCAGCGAATGAGCAAGACCCGCACCGACATCAAGAAGCTGACCACCATCTCAGTGCCGCAGATGATAACCAGCGACCGCACCAACGAGGCCATCATGCTCCGGCTCAACACCGAGACCAGCAAGCGCCTCGAGCACCACATGAAGCGAGCCCTCGGCCTCTAAGCCAGAGCCCACCAGAACGCCGCACAGCGCGTCCACGGCCGCACCCGACGCCGAGCCCGGCCCACACAGCCAGACGCGCACAGAGCGCGCCACAGCGCCGCGCAGACGCCTCCACGGCCACGCGCAGCGCCGCAAGGTACTGTGACGGGCCCC